CGTCCGGTCCTACTATATCATAGATAGTATACTTGAAAGTGACCTCTGCTGTAAAGTACTGTATATCAGTATCAGATGCTTCAAACTCCAGAGAGGTCAAGTAAACTGGAAATAAATCTCTAAATTTTACAATAGCAACATCTCTGAAATTACTGTTCAGAATATGTAAACTACCATCACTGAACTGTTGATCAAGTGCTCTTGCACTAGTATTTGGATCCGTCGTTAAGTCTTTGAATTCTTTTGTTGACTCTGGATATCCAAGACCAGACATCCAATTGTGAATTTTCATATAATTCACAAGATCTTCATCAACCATAAACCTAAGTGAAAAATCGCCAAAGGTCAATTTATCTCCAGGAATATCAACATCCTTCAGATATGATGGTTGAGTTGCTGTTCCCAGACTAATCTCTGGAATCCTAGCGGAATTAGAAAAAAAGTCAACCTTTGGCTCCTTTGCTAAGGTAAACTTAAAACCAACTGGTGATAAGAAATTTCTATTTCCTATCTGTTTATTGAATGCGGCTGCCATAGTTATTATTCACTTACGACTGTTGAATTCTTAAAAGCACCATTAGTTCCATCAGTATTCACAGTGATCGTAGTTGGATCTTCGGTATATACTTTCCTATTAGCAAAAACATCTGTCCACTTGTTTTCGCCAGTGAAATATACATCTGTTCCGTTTTTTAATACACTTGGTCTTTTGATATGATATGGCATTTTTTATTATTATTTAGATAAAAAAAGGGGTCCTTTCGGACCCCGTTGAGGAAATATGTGAACCGTGATCACATGAGGTTCGTAACACGAACTCTTCTGTAGTAACGGTTGGATGCTGCGGTGATACGACCCAGACCTTGGTTGGAAACATTTCCTTCTGCATAAGGGTTGGAAACCAGACCATAACGGGTCTTGAATCCAATCTTAGGCTGGAAGGTGTTCTCTCCAACTGCACGAACCATCTGAAGAGGAACGTATGGGCAGTAGAACAGACCTGCGTCATAAGGTGAAGTACCCTTATAACCAGCAACGTAGTATTGAGCACCAGAACCTGCAGAACCAACGTTTGCAGAATATGGGTCAATGTAGACTCTGTACTTACCAGCAAGTACACCTGCGAAGGTGTTACCGGTGTCATCAACGTTCAGGTTTGCGTTGAGTGCAGGGGTGTAGTCGAGGACTCCTGCCATGGTCAGTGCGGAAGCAACGTCTGCAGAGCAGAGGATCATGTTGCCCTTTCCTCTACGAGTTCTTTGTGCGATTGCGTTCGCATCTCTCTCGATTTGGAAAATCAGACCCTTGAACTTCTCAACACTCCAACGTCCGTTGGAATCAACGTCGAGGTCGAAAGTACCTGCGGTAGCAACGTTAGACTGTGCACCAGCTTCTGCTGCCTTGTAGATGGTTCTGATGACTTCACGGTTGATCTCAGCAAGAATCTCTGTGGAGAGAATGTTTGCGAGTTCAGCCTCAGCATTCAGACCGTGGATTGCCTTCAGGTCTTGTGCGAGTTCTAAGGAGTACTCTGCCTTCAGTGCTCTTGACTTAGCAGTAACGGTGACCTTCTCGATCGAGAATGCCATCTGGTTGAAGTCATTACCTGCTTCTCCCAGTCCTTCAGCATCCTCTGTATCCATACCACGACCAACCGTGTAACCGGTGTGGTTTGCGTTAGGATCGAGAATACCTGGGTTGTCTCCTCTCTGGGTGTCTGTACCGAAACCAACAGATCCACCAGAAGAACCAGAAACGTATGGATTACCAATCTGGGATCCATCAGTTCCGATTCCGGAGAATGCGGTATTTGCTTCGTCGAACAGTGCCTCGTCACCAGACTGATTGGTGAAACGAGAACGCATTGCGAAGATGAGTCCGGTAGGACCGTTCATTGGTTGAACACCAGCCAGGTCATATGCGACCAGGTTAGGCATTGCACGTCTGATCAAGGAGATCAGAACAGGGTCGAAACCTGCGGTAGGACCACCGTCAGCAGCACCAGCAGAGAAACCTGCGGTTGCACCCGATGAACCAGTTGCGTTTGTTGGTGCTTCGGAAAGGAACTCACGCTCCTCACGAAGTGCTCTTTCTTGGTTCTCCAAGAGAACTGCGGTAACCATTCTACGATGGGAATCTTTGATTCCTCCTTCGTGGTCAAGAATTGGTGCCCACTTCTCCTGAAGGTGTTCAGCATTGAAACCTTGCATTTGAATTTACCTTGTTAAAAATTTTAGTTTGATTTATGATTTAAAAATCACTTTTTAGAAACTCTGCTCAGAGTTGAGAGATAACCTTCCATTAAAGGAGATACGGAGGTAGGAGTTACTTCAGTATCAGTGCTCTCAGAAATGGTCTCTGATTCGTCTCTTTGAGCTCCGGCATTCTCTGGGAAGTATGACTTACGCAGAGTTACCAGTTTCTCACGATAGGTGTCTTCACTATCAAACTCAACATTTTCGGCAAGAGAAGCGAGCTTTTCCTTCTGTGAAAGTGCGAGACCTTCGCAGACATCGGAGAAGATTACATCGGCAACCGACTCAGCTAATCTTTGATTGAGAGCAATATTTGACTTAATTTGCTCGTTGAGTTTATTTTCCATCTCATCTAATTTCTCTACCATAGTAGAGAGTACATCATACTTCTCTTCAGGGATAGTTACATAATGTTCTTCAAAAAGACCCTTCATTCCGGTGAGGAATGATTCGGTCATTTCTGCCTTAAGACCGGATTCGACTGCGAGTTTGTTCTCAGTCATCCACTCTTCGGCAACATATTCGAGATATGCATCAACTCTATCAGTCAGTTCTTCCTTAATAGCAGAAACTTCTTCTTCGAGAGTTGACTCATATTGTGCCTTCAGTTCTTCTTGAACTTCAGCAACCTTTGCCTTGATAGCAGTTTCAAAAATGGTGCGTGCCTTTTCTTGGAAGTCTTCGGAGAGTTCTTCACCGGCAAGCAGTGCTTCAACATCTTCTTCGACGTTGTATTCTGCTTCAGGTGCTTCCTCTTCTTCAGCAACTACTTCTTCTTCAGTAGTCTCTTCCTCGGCAACTACTTCTTCAGCAGATGCAGTGGTTTCTTCCTCTTCGACAACTTCGCCTTCTACCTCTTCCTCTTCCTTCATACCCTTAGGCATGGCTTCAGCAGGTTTGGCACCTTTGTTCACAATGTCTTTGACAGTTGCGATTTTTGGTTCTGCGAGTTTAGCAGAATTATCATCTGCTTTATAGTTTTCTGGGGTAGGACCACCGAGATCTTCGTAACTGCCAGTTTGACCAGGGGTCGAAACACCGGAAGCATTGCTTCCAGATTTTGGCATTGCCTCAGATGCAGCAGCTCCTTTCGTTACTACGTTTTCCATTTCTTGTAAATTGCTACCAACGGACATTTGATTATTAGATTTTGTATTAATCTATATTTATTTATAAATTAAAGATTTGATAAGAAATCGTTCCATAACTGGAGCTTATGCTCTTCAAGTCTATTTTGATCAACAAGAGTGTTAATTCTTTTCTCTGTCTTTTCTGCGAGTTGTTCACGGAGAATTCCACCGTCCCAAACCCACTCTTTTCCTTCCATAATTCCTGAGACAAATGCATCAGGAGCAGAAGGATCGGCAACGATATCAGCAGCAGTTGCTAACATGAAATCTTCACCAACAATTTTATGACCTTCATTTGTAGTTCTTAGTGAACCAACACCACGAGAAGAAACGCCGAGCATGACACCTTCATCAATGAGAGATTTTGCAATCTTACCCATTGGAGTGTCAAGGATTTGTGCCTTACCTCTAAAGTTTGATCCCTCTTTTGTGAGAGAAACAATCTTATGAGAAACACGATCGAGGTTTACAGTGGGTCCATCGGGGTGACCAAGTTCACCTAAAGCACGTCCTTTTGAGATAAAAGATTCGTTGTATCTACCAACCTCTTTCTCAAGAGTGCTCATAGGATACATTCTGCCGTTACGGTTTTTGATGTCACCCTGAAGGAAAACTCCCTCAATGAACATCTTTTTCTTAGGACCGGTGCCTTCGACGACAAATTCTACTTTAGAAATTTCTTCTGTGATAAGTTTCATTGTTTATCCTGTGAATCCTACTTTAAATCCCTTTACATTTGAGGAAGATGCGGAAATAATATCCTGAGCACCTTTTTCGAAAAATTCAACTCTATCGTCAGGTAGAGTTACAGTGGCAGTACTTGCATAACCAGTTGTAGTACTTTTTGCAACACTAACAGTCGCATCAGCACCAGAGAGATTAATAACTCTAACGACAGTTGCATTATCAACAGTAGTTGCTGAATTGAGTGCAACCTCAGTTCCAGATCCAACTAATAAAGTTCTAGCCATCTTGCTCCTCTTCTGTGTCTAAATTGGAATCATCAAACATGGATGCACCAACTGTTGGACGAATAGTATTAATTCGTTCTGCTGCTTTTGAATACAGAACATCC